GAGCCGCTAAACATTTGTCGTCCGATTTCTCGCCACGCCAAGTCGGTGCTCTCTGTTTCGAGATCCATTGACCCAGCCATAAGGTCGTACACCTGCATCAGGTCGCCTTGAGTGAAGTTCTGCGAGGTTGAAGTGCGCTCGAATGTCGTCCAGTTGTAGGCCGTCGTTCGAACCGTAGTTTTTAGTTTGTTGCCGGTGAACTGGGCGAGCCAATCTCGGTTTTCTGGGTCAACCCAGTCTGGATTGGTCAGCGTGCTTTTGGTGAAGGCAGAGTCCTGAACGCTGGGCAACAGTTCATCTGTCTCGAACTCAAACCAGTCGACATAACGGTTTACTGACTTGTCTGCATCGGACGTAAAAATGTCTAAAAGTTTGAAAAACGGATGCGTTGGCGCCTCTTGCTGTGAATCTATATCCCAGTAGTAGGTTGGAACATACTTTCGGCCGTTGATAACAAAGTTGTTTTGCCGGAATCCGTGGTCGTTGAGCAGAACGGGCATGGTCACGTAAATCGGAAGTCCGCCGTGACCAGCGATGGAGAGTTGAACTTTCAGACTGGAATAGTTCGCTCCGATTGGAACGTGATGGTCGTTGGAGTTTGCGACAAACCAGTTTGAGGCTGTTCCGACGGTGGCGATGCCATCGGGGATGACTTCGGTAGTTGGACCTATTTTTGCTGTCGCGGTGATCTGTGAATCACATAGAACGCGCGCATGAAACTTCGCAATGAACGTATTGATGCTGATTGTGGGCAGCGGCTGATTTTCTAGGTATAGGAGAACAGGCGACGTGTTGGATGGCGTGATTACGATTGAGAAAAATTCCGGTACATATCGGGCTTCACGAGCATCCGTTGTCCTGTACGTTCCGTTATTGACCTGCCATGTTGGCGAAACCGTGTCTAGCGGAACGAATGTGCCAGCCTCGCTTGTGGCATGAAGAGCGTTATCATGCGAAAAAATGTTTTCATCGAAGTGGGACATGATCAGTCAGGCGTGGCCGTCACGTTGAAGTTTGTGTCCGAAGAGGTGGCGAGCAGGCCTTTCTTGAGAAAAACGATGTCACCAGTAGCGGAATCGATGGAGATGATTGGCGCGGGTGCGGAAGCAAGATTGTCGACGTCGCTAATGGTCACGGACTGAACGTAGAATACGCCGGGGACGGCAGCAATCTTGGACGTCACTTCAGACACCTTGACACGCTCCGAGCGACTATCGAAACCGGTAATTGATAGGAAATCTGCGAGTTCGGCCTTAACGGCAGCGATAATCACCTGTTCTGTGTAGGAGCCGTCGTAAACAATTTCACATGTGATTCCCACATTTACGGGAGTAAAATTTTTGACCGAGAAACTCAAACCGGCGGTCGATTTGTTGGCGACCTCGACCAAAATATCGTAAAGTTGCGTTTGGCTCAGTTCTTGCTCGACACCGTAAACATAAATGCTGGTGTATCCGGGGACGGGAGCAGCGCCGAACGTTTCGTCCAAATCTGGATCCGTCAAGTCGTACACCTTGGCCCTACTAACTGTCGTGAATGTCGACAGGATGTATGACGCAATCTGGTTCGAAGTAGCGGTGTTGGCGGAAAGGCTCTGAAGGTACGTCGCAGCCCGATTCAGGAAAGATGTTCCATCTTCGGGATTCTGCCCGTTTAGAAAATCACTATGACCAACGGCGTAATCAACCTGACTGTTAACATTTTGAATCTGAAAACGGTCGCCAACACCCACGACGGGGTTGACACCAGTGTAGGTCGAAATGAGTTGAGCCGTAACGGTTGGCAGAGGATTCGGGTTGCCTGATCCGTCCGTTGGGCTGCTAGCCGCGACAACCACCGGCGCGACAAGTTCGTAACTCGTAGTCACGTTACCCAACTGGGTCGTCGCCGTGTGTGTAAAAACCGTCTCGACAGGAAGCGTGAAGTCGTCATAATCGGTCAACCCGATCGTGATCGTCACTGTTGCTCGTGTTCCTCCGGATCTTTGCACACCCATGATGGCGCACAAGCCTTCCATGACGCGCGAGGGAAGACGGTTGATGGCCCCAACATTCAATGCGGTCATGTATGAGAACGCTTGAAGTAGTGCATCATCAGGTGTGCCTTGACGAATCTCGAACTCGGGCAGCACGATACGCCCCAACTGGATTGCGCCGAGATACACGTCCGTCGGCGATAGGTCAAGAGTGGTCAAGTCGACGTAGTCGCTAAAATCTGCTGGCATCGTTTTTACCTGACCTTAAAACCGAAGGAAATGAGGTTTTGACCGCTGTCATCAATGTCGACATCGATCTGTTCAATCTGAACCTCCGGCACGAAACGTGCGGAGTGGACTACGAATTGGCCCTTCTCGACGGTGTTGAACGTCGGATCCCACACCCCAAAATCTGGCGTGATTGGGAGTGAGTGGGGTTCGGTAATTGCGCTCAAGGCCAACAACTGCTTGTAGTAATCAGGAGTGCCATCAGTCAGGCGGGTAACACCGCCTTCGTCAAACTCGATTGGGAATTTCATGGCGTCCATGGCGATTCTCCTGCGTCTCTTACATTTTACACAGATTAATGGGAGTGGGAGTTCAGTTGCGACTGAAGGGAGACGACAGTGGCTTCCAAGGCCTCAACCCGGTCAACTAAAGCCTCGAATTGAACCAATGTGGGAAAAATCTGTGAAATGCGATTCACCCTGCCCAAAACGACAAGTTTCTCCTTTTCGTGCTCCAGAAAAGCGACGACCACGCGCTCGCCCTTGACGTAAGCGTCGTTGCCGAAAGCATTCAAGGTGTCACAAGGTTGACTAACGATTCCTAGCATGGGGACGCTAACTCGTGCTTTCCCGCCCGAAACCGCCGCCACAGTACCGAGATAAATACCACCTCCGCGCTCCGGATTGGTAGCGCCACTGACGTTGCTGACAAAATTTGGCCCAGCCATCAGAATCCCCTATCGATGAAGGTCGACGAGAACGTGGTGCCTACGTCGTACTGTCGGATATCCTTTGCTTCGCGTTCCGCGGAACGGAAATCAACCCGCACTGGATCCGATGACAGAATGTCGTAAGATACGGAACTAATAAGGTACATTCCCTCCATGGTCGGATAGTTGTACAAATAGATTGTCATGCCCGGTCGGAGCGCGGTACCAGAAGCGCGATCAACAAGCATTGACCCCTGAACCGCGAGTGGGTCATTGTCCGACTTGCGAACGGTCGGAAGTTCCATCAACTGAAACGGCTCTGACGGAGATGAAGGCCAACTAATCGGGATTACGTTGTATGCGTCGCGAGCAATGGCGCCGGAGGCGAAAATTGCTTCCGGTTCGAGAATGTCCGTATAGGTACTGCCCCACTGGCCCATGAGATGTTTTTGAGATGTAAAAAATAATATTGAATCACTTTCGAACGTAACGAACTTTGCTTGACTGGCAAGATTCTTGATTACATCCCACGTCGAGTCAGCAGCCCGATCGTTGCTCGCTTTATTGATTTGACGTGTTTTGCTGGTTTGCTCAGCGAAACAACCCATACCATATTTTTGGGCTGCGTTGACGACAAAGTCATAACTTGTGCCAGAAATCGACGCAGGGTCTTTATCTCTCCGCATCTGCTGCATCGCCTTGGTCCTACACTCAACTGTCCAAACTGGAGAAGATCCACGTCCACGCTGACATGTCACAGCAGCGATCTCAAGCCGTTGATACTCTAATTTTGGCAGAGTTACTACCGTAGACGTTAGGAGACCTTCGGAGTCTTCAAATTTTGTTGTCTTAAAATATACGTCTCTGGTAATTTGAAAATAGTTGTTTTTAGCAAATGAAAACTCCGGGTCGATGATTTCCAAAGATACTTGAGTGGCAAAATCCATGCCAGCGCTGTACGTCGCCTTAAGAAGCGACGAGTGCATATCGCTTTCTGCTCCAGCAAGTGATGGGTCATCGAAAACAATATTTTTACGACGTTCGATAAGGTCGTCTTCGTTTGAGTCAGCGGCCATTGTGCAGACCTTAACTTAGTGGCTTGGCGGACCAGATGTCGGTAAAAAGGACGTCGCTCGACTCTGAGTCTTCGTCAGTTTTCTTCGGAAGCGTCGGATCAGTCATTTTCGGTGGCGACATTCGAACAATAGTGACCGCCTCGATGGGGATTTCCTGCAAGGTTAGTTTTACAGTGGCAGCCGTAATTTCTTTAGAAACGCTATTCAAAGAACGTCGTGACGCATTAACTGTCAAGTCAGCGATGACAAACTGCATGGCTTTACCGGTCTCGGCAGCACGCTTAATCTGAACTCTGAACAGGTCATCCAAATTAAAGACTGAGACGGCGGCGCGCCTTTGAGACATGCGTCGGAGCGTGTTCAGTCTGCCCTGTACCGAGTTGAAGATGCCATCAGGGACAATTGCGCCTCCACTTTCGGTTCGCTCCTCGGCCAAGAGAAATTCCATTTCGACTCGCATCAGATCCCATTTGGTCCATTCGACCAGAGGATAGTTTCCTTGCCTGTCGATTTCAGTCCACTGGGATCCAAGCCCACTGTAAGAAATATTATTAGGCACGTAAGGGAACACGAATATGTCTTGGCCGCTTACTTCTCGGTATCCACCAGAGAACCCGGGCGCACGTACGTACTCGGTGTAGTTCTGAATTATTTGCGGTCGTTGATCTGGTGCTCGATCAGGCGGGCGGCTGTATCCAAATGGCGCCCTCACAACAACTCGTGTTACTGCTGGGGTTGGGGCGATAAACGTACTCGGGCGAGAAACCCCTCCGCTTCCTCCACTTCCTCCACTTCCGCGACTGGCGGCAGCGGACCCACCGGGAGATGTGACTTTAAGGATTCCGGGATTGGCCCTTGGATTAAAAAACCATTCAATGTTGGACTCGCTGTAGCCCTTTTCTTCGAGAATGCGAACAGCAGCAACTCGGACCCGAAGATCATCTCGAGCATTTTCGGCCAGTCTCATTAAGTTCACGTACGTTGAATCTTGGTTCAACAACGCCTGCATATTTGAACGCATCGCGGGCAGCAATCGTTCTCTATAATCACCAGACTCGGAAATTGTGCTTGCCCAACTTGGCTTAGAAGCAGCCGTTTGCCTACTTCGAGTCGCAGTAATCCATGCCTGCGCCTGAGAAGTTGACATGCGCTCGAACTCGTCTGGATACGGAAAAAAGTTCCCGTTAAGTAGATAGTAGAAAGGACCAGTCGTATGATTGAAAGAAGGACGCCCGCCCTTATTGAACCTATACTGACGGTCAATACAAATTAATGAGTTGTAAATATCATTTGGCAACGGCGTTCCTTCGGGTGTCTGCCAATGAGCCTCTGACCCATATCCACTACGATCAACCGAATAGACTTCTCCCGCATCGCAATACAGCGGCACGTTTGCAAAAGGATACGCCAAAACATAATTATTGGGAGAGTTTGTTTGTTTAACCCACAGTTGTTCCACCCTGTAGGACTTGTCCGCCAGTTTTATTAGACCAAATTGGCCTCCAGCCATATAGGGTGCGGGTCTACGTGCGGTTTTGGTGACGATTGTCCCCACCGGCGAAGTGCTACCTTGCAAAATTTCAATAGCGGAAAAACTTCCCCGAAAAAGCGGCCACGACTTAGACATCAGTAGCGCTCCCGCATCGACATCTCGGACCTCTTAATCTCAGCCATCACGGTTTCAGCAATTTCCTGCGGCGAAGCCTCAGCGCCATTCACGTTGATGGTGTAGTTATTGTAATTTGTCGTACCGACACCCCCGCCAGACGAACCCATGGACAGCGGTGTTGACGAATCACCCATCGCGCCACCAGAGACATTGGGAACAACATGCAGATGACGTCCACCGCCCGCACCGTGGAACTCTGCGAAGCCACCCGACTTATCGACGAGGGACTTGTATGCCCCCAAGTTCTGACCCTGAAGGTCATAGGCGCGACCCATAATGTGATCTGAACTTGGGCTACCAAGAGCAAAATTGCGCCAACCCGACGTGATGAATCGTTTGCCGGTTGCCATCGAATCTAGTCCGCTGTGTGCTGACAGGGTGTTGGCGAATCGCGACGAGCGCGTGTCGCCGATGCCGCGTGGACTCCTAGTATCGCCAATGCTCAGAGCCTCCTTGAGTTCATCCAAAGCGTTGCCGAGTGTCGTAACGAACTCTTCGACATTCAATTGAAGTTCCGCTCCAGCATTTTCAAGATTCAGAGCCTGCGTGGCTGCGCTTTCTTGGAAGTCCTTCATTGAGAGGTTCAAATCCGGGAACGTCGTGTTGATAAGGTCGAATAAGGCGGATGGCCCAGCCTCTTTCATGTCTGCTATCTCTGCCAAATTTTCCCTAGTAAACTGGCTTGTAAACTGCTGCAAACGACGAGGATCGCTAACCAACTGATTGAGAGTATTTGCGTCGAAAGTAACCTCTTGGCCAAGAGCGCCGAATGCTCCAGTAAGCAACTCTGACAATGCGCCACCTGTCAATTGTGAACGCAAGTTTGGCAAAATTTCCTGAATAACCCCGCGAACAATCGCTTGGTTTTCCGCCGACATGCCACCAAGCAACGCATCCTGCTCAAAGGCGCGCCCGGTGCCAAAGTCAGCGAGGAACTGAGCAGCGGCAACTGTGTCATCACCAAACGCGGACTGATAGCCGCCAATCATCCCAATCAACTGATCAGCAACATCGGTCCTAGTCAGCGTCCCCTCGCGTGAAGCATCCATCAGGTTTTGCGCCGCCTCGTTTACGATCAATGGAGCCTGTTCACGTTCCTTGATGGTCTGGAGGTCGTCAACCATGCCACCGAACACGTCACTGAAAACGTTGCTGAGTTCGTCGCTTGAGTCAATCATCGCCTTGCTGAGTTCGATGAACATATCTTTTGTTTTCATCGCTGCGTCGTAAAGATTTACGCCCCCGGCAGCAGCCAACTCCAGCAAAGCCTCTTCACTCATGCCCATCGTCTGAGTAAAGGCTTCCATCCTGTTGTCATATTTGTCAAGCACGAGAACTTGTGCTGCCATTTTGGGACCGAGCAGTTCTTCGAATTTCTCCAAGAACTCGTGAGGCTTATCGAACGCTTTTTGGAAATCTTCAAACGACATTTCAAATCCCAAAGCAGCACGATTGCTATAAATTTGACGCACTAAACTTTGCCGCTCTTCGTGAGTTCGGTTACCAGCATCCTTCTGGTACGAGCGAGCCATTTGGAAAAAGCGATCCAGTCTCCCGAATCCCATAGTTGAACGAATGTTTCCGGACGTGAGAGCGGTTGTCCGACCCGCCTCGGCCGCATCCATGATTCCCTGAGTCATAGACTCCAAAATTTCACTTGCGGCATTAGATGCAACCTCGCGAGCCGCCTCACGCCGAGCCTCGTTCTTGTTGATCTCGGCTTTGATACCGCCGACAGCGGCACCCAAAATTGCACCGACAGCAGCGCCAGCCGGTCCAGCAACCATAAATCCGGCAGTCGCACCACCGCCCAAACCGCCAAGAATGCCGAGCCCTGCATTTTCTGACGTCAGTGCCGTGCCAAGACCAGCAACAGCAAGACCTGCAAGCGGGTTAAATGCGCCAACCATTGAACCCAACGCCATCGCGCCCTGTGTTTCCTCAGGCATCACCGAAGAGAGCATTCCGAGAGCGGCCATAGTCCCCATCTTCGCGGTGCCCGTATTGTTCATTCTCATCGCGGCATTCCATGGCTCGCTACTGGCACGTCGCAAGCGAATATTGTTAGCCGAGAACTGCTGCAAGGGACCGGCCACTCCCCGATATTTGCCGAACGCCAAGTTTTTTTTCATAGAAGCCGTCGCTCGCGCCCGAACAGTCTTGTTGATGCGTGCCGTCTGCTGTGCCGACAACCCGAACGCCGCACCCTGCTGTGGCGTTAACGGCATGCCGGAGTTAAGAGCCTGACTGCGAGCAGCCCGATACGACCGCATCCCATCGCCACTCGTCCCATGGACAGCGCCTGTTCCCATCGGATATGGGGTGCCGAACTTATTTTGAGCGGCAGCGGCCCGAGGATCCATCTGGCCACCGGCAGTCGCCCCAGTGACATACACCTGACCGGCCTGAACGTTCATAGAGCCAATGTTGCTCGGGAGAAAACCACCTTTAGTGTTTTTCATCTGACGACCGACAATTCCAATACCCATCAGAACTCCCATGGCACCGAAACCGTCGCCAGCGCCACCAAACATTGAGTTCATCATCGACAAAACACGCTCAAGGCCACTAGCGACTTTGGTCAAACCGTCAACCATCTTTGTCATAAACGGCAACGCCTTGAAGTACAGGTCGCGAATAACCTCGACGATGTCGCCAAACTTGACAAACATGTTGCCGAGTGCGGTGCCAAACGCTTCAAGTTCAGCCTTATTGTCAATCAACTGTGCGTTGAAGGTGCCGAACTTCTCTTTCATTTTGTCCCAAATTGGGCCAAAGATCTTCCCGAGCACATCCTCAAGTACTTGGGCGCCCTTGATTAACGGTCGCAAACCGTCAGCAATACGGTTCCATCCGTCAGTAAACCTCTCCCACCTGTCACCCATCCGCTCCATCATCCCGTTGGCCGCAGGAAGATAATTTCGAACCAGATGCACGAACAGGCGTTCAAGTTTTTCGGCCATCCCGACCAAACTGTCGACAAAATCACCTTTACCGAACTTGTTCAGGTCGGCGGCTGTACGTACAAATGTACGGCGGATGACAACCAGAATTTCGTCGGCCGCACGCTTCAGCGGCTCCAAGAACGGCTGACCCATATCAGCGAACATCGTGCGAATCTGGTTGAAACCGTTCTTCAGAACTGACATGAGGGTTCCGTTAACGGCGTCGAACTGGCCCTCAACGCCACCGAGGGTCGCGAGATTGCCGCTCAAGATTGCCTGCTTCAACGCAGCGGCGCTCGTCACACCCTCCTTCTTGGCTTTATCCAAAGCATCCTTCATGGCCGGACCCAAAGCCTCGGCCGCCTTAGAAATCTCGCCGAAAGACGCTTTCGGATCCTGAAGGGTGCCGATCAGTTCACCGGCCGCTTTCACGCCCTGATCTAGCGGCTGACCGGCAGAAGCGAAATCCATGAGTCCGCGCAGAAGGTTTTGCGAGCCGCGAGTAAACGTTGAACGCTTCGACACAGCGGCATAAGCGGCGTTCAGATTTTCGACACCAACAGTGGCAAGTTGCGAATCGGACTCCAAGCCGCGCATCACAACACGGACCCGATTCAGATTACTGCCAAACTGGGAGTAACCCTTAGCCTTGTATGCGAACATCGCCGCATTGTTCTCACGCATCGCCGCTGCGACCGACGCAATAGCGACAGCGGCAGAAGCCGCACCCGCAGCGACCACGTTCATCGTTGCGCTATACGCGCGTGCCAGAAGATTTCCTGCGGCGAACAGGCCGTGAACAGCGATCATTGAGGCGCCCATGAGGGCGAACTCTGCTGCGGTGGCTTTCAGCGCGAGACCCAAGCCCTTGAGGAGGACATTGCCAAGCAGTTTGACGGCGGCGTCAATCTCGTCGAAATGTCGAGTGAACCGCTTATTGATGTCGTCGAGGCGTTTTACCCAAGCGTCGTTGTAACTTTTACTGAACGCTTTCATGGCCGCGCCAGCGGCTGTGGCAGAAACCGTAATTCTGTCTAGTTTTCGTCGTATTTCGGTGAGGTTTCGCGTGCCGACATCGCGAACCCTAACGACGAGATTTGCATCAGCCATGTCGACCGGCCTTCAGAACTAGCGGTTATTTTGCCTGTTTTTACGCTCGGTTTCCTCGCGATCGCGCTCTACTACTTTAGCACAAGCCATAAGTATCAGCCATTCATCATCGTCTATAGATAACAATGACAGTGGGTTGGTGCCCCAAAGTTCGCCTAGGCGGGCAGCGCTGATGACATACGTGTCATCAACAAGTTCGTCTAGGACTCCCTCGTAGGGTCCACCGTATCAACGGTGTCTCCGTACCCTGCGGCCTCCAAGATCGCCAGCGCCCCAGCCTCGACATGAGGGTCAAGGTTGAAGAACGCCAGAACCGCGTCCGGAACCGGGCGAGTCGTGCCCGTTGACTGGAGGATGTCGCGAGAAGCGAAGTTCAGCGAGTTGCCGTCCTCGTCAAGAACTTCCTCGCCGTCCATCTCGATGCCAACAGTGCAGTGACCGACGACGTAAGCGGCAAACTTCGTCGGGTCCATGCCCTTCTTCGTTTCCTCGCCAGCGTTTCGACGCCACGCCTTCATCTGGTTCTGCGTCACATTCGGGCTGATGCGAAGGAAAACGCCCTCACGATCGGGCACCTCAAGAAGAATGAGGGGACGCTCGATCTTCTGGGAGATCTTTTCCTTCAGGCGGCTCAACGGGGTGTCAACGGACATCGAAGAAGCCGAAATGGAAGCCGCCGCAGCGGGCTTGGGGTCAGAATCCGAAGATCCCTCATCAATGTAAAGGCTGTCGCTCATGCGGCAAAACCTAGCACATCCATAGCGCTCTTGGTGCAAGTATCAGAAACAACGAAGACCCCAGCCGGGAAGGGCGGCTGAGGTCTTCGGAAGCGTACGGCCGAAGCCGTAAGCGGGGTAAATCAGGCGGTAGCCGAGTTGACGCTCTGGATCGCGAACGTCAGGGCAAACGTGGCCGGAGCACCCGAGGACGAGTCACCCTCAGGCTCCGTGATGCCAACCAGAAGCGCATTGGAGTACACCCGGTCGGTGCCGATGACCTCAATGTCGCAGTCGTAGGTCTTGATGTTGATGTTGTAGTACGCCTGACCAACGAGCGGACGAAGAGCAGCAAGTTTCAGGGCGATGCCGCTGGCACCGTCGCTCTCCGTGTAATCGTCGTCGAAGTGGGCGGTCAGCGTGATGTCGCCGATCTCGAAAGGAGCGCAAAGGACGGTCGGGAACTTCGCACCACCCTCATAGATCTTCTCGACAGACGCCGTGATCTCACCACCCGACACCTGCGCAAACCGGAACCCCTCCCACTTCGGGTGGTTGGTGTTCACCGGCGCAATGTCGGCGAGAATCTGTCGCTGTGAAGTTTTTGCCATCTCTTACCCCTTGATCAGACAACTGACGCGGTCAAGTTGCTCTTAACAATGTCGACCTCGATCTTGTCGCCGACGCTCGACACGCGGAGACCGACCTTGGCCTTGACGAGACCCTCGGCCAACTGGGTAACCGGGTTGAGCGACGGGTCACACTTAACCGTGTAGCCGTAGTCAATCCGACGACCGTTGATGTCGAAGGCCTCATAGAGTGCGCCAGCGAGCCGGAGCGGCTCCAGAATCGCGATGAGTTTGGCCTCAACGCTGGCGAAAATGTTGTTCCTGCCGTCGATCGTGCTGAACAGCAGATCTTCCAGCGACCGGTTGGCCTCGACAACCACATGGTTGACGACGTCCTGACCGGTGATGTAACGGAAGTTTGACGTGTCGGACGACAGGGTGCGGGCACCGTAGATGCGGATCGTGTTGTTGATCCGACGAATCGCCACCACGTTCGCGGCGTCGAGACGGTCACCGTTGGTCCTGTCGATGTCATACTCCAGACCGTTGACGTAACGGGCGTTGGAGATGATTCCAGCGCCAGCCTGCTGCGGCCCGACCTGATTGTGCGCGCGGGCACGGCATCCAGCGGCATAGCCAACCGGCGGGATCAGACGGTTCACGCCGAGAACGTCGGTCGGCTTGTAGACCCACGGGAACAGCAACTGGGCGTGCTCCGTGTTCTCGCGCGACGAGGTGATTGAACGGGCCTCGTCGTCGATACCGTTGGAAACGCCGTCACTCTCAAGAAGAGTTCCGACCGGCTCAAACAGGTAGCAGAGACGGTTGTAAGTGTTCGCGTGCTCCAGCAGAGCACCCTGAACGGCATCGGCGCTGCTCTCCGGGTTGGCGACCACACCGGCACCGAACGAATCGAGGAACAGGTTCAGAGCATTGTTGTGCTGAGTGGTGGTGATGTTCGCAAGGTCATCAGCGCCAGCGCTCAGAGCAACCGGCTGGCCCCCCGAGGTGACCTCTGGGAGGTAGTCGCCCAAAGCCTCAGCAACAACATAGTTGGAGGCGATGGCGTCGCGGTTGATCTTGCCGACCATCTGCGGAACCGTGGTGCAGTCACCGGTGTTGAAGATCAGGTTGCCGTCGAAGTAGATGATCAACTGGCGGCTACCGGCGGTCACACCACCGATAACGAGAACCCCAATGTCGGTGCTCCACGAACCCGCGCCGTTGGCGTCAATGCGGAGCGAATCGAGCGCACCAGTGGTGTTCGGATCGTCGTCCTGAAGGGTTTTGGTACCGACGGTAGCGCCCGGTCCAACAACGCGAGCGACATAGCACTGAGTGCCGCCCTCTTCGAAGAAGGTTTGGACAGTGTCGTGGAGGTAACCGTAGTTGACGAATCCGCCAAACTGGGCCTGATACTCCTCGGTGCTGTTGACCTTGACGGCGTGACTGGTCGGGCCACGATGCGCGAGGCCAACAAAGAACGCCTGCGAGGTCTCGCGGACGGTATTCCCGGTGGGACCCGTGCGGACTGCTGTGCTGATTACGACTCCCGGCATAGGACTTACCTCTCCTCAAGTTTGCTGATCCGCGGCCTTCGCAAAGTTTACAGAACTTTACGTCTGCCGTTCGCAACTGTTACCTATAGATTATCAGACCTCTTCGGCTTCCGATGATACTTCTGCAACCTCGGGAGCAACTTCCTCCACGGCGGGTTCGGCGACTGGACGCTCATGAACAGTTCCGTCCTGAACCAAGCCGTCTCCGTCGCCGTCTGTGGCGTCAGGATTAAAGCCGGGTTGCTCTTCCTTCTTCTTGGAACGAGACGGTTTTGGGTCCGCCTTGACGCCTTCGTTGACCGCAATCAAACCCTTGGCGACAAGGGAAGTGATTAGGGGATTGACCTTGTCGATGACCGCATGTCCGCGCGGCGGAAGGAAACGCCCCTCTTCGTCGACCTCGATCTTGTGGCCAGTCAGGTTGCACAACGCAACTTTCCCAGCATCTCGGGCCGCCTCGCACTCGCGAGCATCAACGTGTTTGAAGAATTTTGTTGCCATGAGCGTATTGTACCTTATCAGGACTTCAGCAATTGTTCTTTGGCGCCAAATTTGGCAACGATTTTTGCGTTGCTAGTGGAGCCAAGGTTGCGATCTTCGAAATCTGATTTGCTGATCAGCCAACTCGCTCCGGGGGCACACCTATGACCGCCTTCACACAGATCGATCGGGTTTTGACCGTGATTCACGATCACATAGCAGTTGCGTCTCGGGTGGTTGAACCCCAAAACATCGGAAACACCGTTTGCCAAAAAAATGCATGAGCAATCCATCAGGCACTGAACCTTTCGCCAATTCCACGAATCTCCTGCGTGATCTGGAACTCGCGGGCTGTTCCAATATCCTCACGAGCAACAATTTCGTTGATTTCAAGATCGTACGACAAATACGAGCCCGCCAGAACCCGGTCACCCTTCAGAAGCGTCAGATCTGAATACTCCTCTCGCAACGTTCCTTCATCAATAAGAGCGAGGAACGTCTCGCGAGGGTCGGTTGCCTTCAGGCACGGACGATCGAGCAAAGCAGAACGCACCACAGTTGTAAGACGATCTCGCATCACTGTCGCTTCGGCGGAACCTTCGTCCCTCACCCAAACATACGTCCTCATGTTGTACCTGACCCGATACTCCGGATGGCCCTCATACCAGCCGCTCCGCTCAAGGCTGCTCATCGAAATGGCGACCGTAATAATCGTTGGCCATTCGTCAAGAGCAATAGGTTCGTAAGTCAGATACTTTTCGGGGGCAGGCAAACTTTCGCTGTCAAGATTCCAGCCATTTCTATACGAAATGATGCGCGTCGGGATATCGTTCTCCAGATATGTATTTACGTACGATTTGGCGAAATGCGCACCGTGCATCAAAAACATCAGGAATCACCGTCCACTACATACTTGACGATCCGATCGCCCCAATCCCGGCGGAATGAAGCAGGCTCGTAAATGAACTCGCGTTTCGGCATCTTCGACGTTCCATAAGTGTGAAATTTTGCGTACTTGATGTTTGTGCCGAACGTAGCATTCTTCCGGTTGATCTCGTTCGGAGCGCCACGCAGAGAGCGAATACTGTTAAAAAGCGAACCTGTTCGGACCAATGTTGGCGCTCCCGGAAAATGCTGCGCTTTCCACGCGGCGTACTCCGCATCTAAGGGTTGCCAACCACCAACACGAAGACCGTTCGACAAAAAATTCGCCGACCAGTTGCGCTCGAAATAATCTCGCATCTCACGGAAGATCGGTCGCATGTCATCGAGTCGGCGATCCATATCGTCAACTTGGTCGTCCATGCGCTGGGAATCCCAGTCGATGTCTACATAGACGAGCATCTTTCTGGCCATCACGCCACCCGAACGCGACGATATTTCTTTACCGCAGCAAGTTCCTTATCCAAGAATCCGGTTTCCATCGGAGCAACATTGCGTGGTTCCAGATCTTTGACGCCGACAACGTCATCGTGCATGTTTTGCATTTCTCGTGTGGCGGCACGAAGGATCATCAACTTGAACATTTTGATATTTGACCCGTCAAGTCCGGCCCGGTAAGTGATCTCAACACGATCGTCAGCCCAACCACGGAACAAATCAATTCCATACCGGCGGGCAACATAGTCACGCTCGTTTTCCATCACGATCCAAGAACTTTGAAGATTCGGCTTAAGTCGCACCTGCGTGACGCTGACAATCGGCGAATTTGCCAAATAAATAGTCACCGGCGGCTGCGTATACGTGATGGGCGACATCGTCGTGTCGAGGGCGGTGTTGTAGAAAAACGACGACATCGGCACGCCGACATGATTGTTGTCGAGCGTGTGTTCTTCAACAAAATCGTCTGGCTCGATCGGTCGACGAAGGTACGTCTCAAGTTCGCTTTGGAGACCTTCCAGAACCATTTCGGCGGCATCCTGTTGACGTAACGTCAACTTGATGTCCATGTATGTGATCAGATCGTTGATTGAGACGAGCATCTAGGCTCCTCCCAGAATCAGCCGCGACGGCCGCGAATAATGTCGCGAAGACGCTCGTCACGTCGACGGTTGCGACCGACCAGACGGCCGAGACCCTGACCAACCGAACGAACCGCACGGCGAATACGGCCCGATCGCCTCAGAGCCTCGTCTCCACCTCTACCTACACCCGGCATAAGAATCTCCCTTGTCGGAAAACGGATACCTGCTAAGTGTAGCACCACATAGGGTATGATTTTTGTGGATTATCGGTCTGCGTTTGGCGGTTCCTCTGTGATGCGGGTGCCTGCCGCTTCGACGGTTCCTGCGGGTGCCTCGACGGGAACCCACGCACGGGAATATCGATGATTTTTTACGTCACGGTGTTTGAGGATGGTTCCATCCAGCATGAGTTCCAACTCGTCACCCCTCATGCAGAAGCGCCGGTCAAAATCTTCTACCGAAAACGCTCGGCTTCGCTTGAGTGCCCGAACAATCGCCGAAAGCGACTTGGCGACAATGGTTCCTCGCCCGCGGTTAATCTGAACATGCATCGCCATAGCGTCAGAGTCGGAAACGTCCTTCCAAATGACGGGGACGACAGGGAACATCTCTGCCAAATGCCTGTTGCCGACAATAAGGCGTAAGCGCTGTGATCCGTCAATCACATTCGACGACGAACGCTGAACAACGAGCGGAGACAAAATCCCATCCGTCGCCAACGACTCTGCCAACACCAGCAAATCTGGTCGAAGAATATATGTTGCGTTCCAGTCAGGGACATGTAAATTTTCAGTGGCTACCAGATCAATTTCCATTGATTTGCTCCTCAGCAAGTTTTGCGAGCGCCTTCTTGCGAAGGGTATCGGCCCTCGTTTTTGGCCCGACCGGAGCGGCCGCCGCAACGGTCAATTCGTTCAGAAGAAGATTCCTAATCAGCCAGTTGATCGGATACGAATACGGATCGATCGCATGCTTGCGACGGAAATCCGCAGTAAACGACTTCGCTCGACTTTTCTTCGTTGGGCCGATCATAAAAGTGTCGATGACTTCTTTGACACCATCCCAACCCTGTTCCGCATATCGCTCGATGACCGCCTCGATGTCATAGTCGGGCCACCAGCGACGCTGAGCATCAATGTACGGGAAGCATTCAAACAGCCGATCATAGAACTGTGGCTCCGTAGCGATCAGGTCACCAATTCTGCGGATCGCAACAGAGTGAAGCGGAATGCCTACACGAGTATTGGAACCCGTCAGCGCCGCAAGATCATAGTATTCACAGTAAGGGGCGTTGTGCTCCTCGCTGATAAATTTGAGTACGTCATCGGTCTGCCAGTCATAGATGACCTTGGCAAACTTGAGGGGGATTCCCGCCTTCATTCGGTATGGTCGGACAATGTAGTTTTCGTGCAGTTTCTGGACGCATGACCGGTAGCGGACCATCGACTCTGCGGCTCGAACACCGGTAATAAATGCCGTTGAACCCTTCTTGCCCTGCATCGTGTAATAGTCAACAGACTCCGGAAGAGCCTGTGAGTGGTCAACACCGAAGTGATAACCAGTGATCGCGCCTTCAGGAAAATCCCGAACCAAGCGGCCTTCCTTGCGACGTTGCTCACCCCACAAGATCACAGACTGACGCCTACCAAGCACCCAAACTTCGGCACCATAAGGCAGGCAATACCACTCCATATCAACCCAGTCGAAGTCTTTGACCATGTTGACGTAATCCAAAACGAGAGGCGAAACCATCTCCTCGTCTCGGAAAATAACCTTTACCGGACCCAGCCCACGCTCCTCATGTACCTCTTTCGCGAGATACAAGACCGCCGTGGAATCTTTACCGCCCGAGAACTGGACGCACACCGTGTCGAACGTGTCATAGACGTGACGGATCCTCTGGCGAGCAGCCTCTAATACGCTGATATCCAAGAACATCCGTTGGCGTGTCACTTCTTGGCCTTCCCATCGCTCGCCATCTTTGTCACCTTCGACTTTTCAAAGGGCGCTGGATGCCGGAACACATCAAAGTACAACTTTTCCCAACGATCTTGATTTTCAACGCGGATCCACTTACCTCTAATAAGAGGCCAGTAATGATTGCCGTATCCGAGGAGCCGGTGGATTTGATCAATTGTTACACCAGCGTCCCTCACGGCGTTGAGGATCTGTTCCGAATATTTAGACGAAACGAGTTGACGCGGCCCCAAGTCCGATGCGCCAACTGAGAGGATTGCGGCTTCTGTCGTTTTGGCCACCTTCGTGGATCGTCCACTTCGGATTTTCTTGAGGGTGAACTCAGAGATCCCAGACTTTTCCGAGACAGCATTGATGCTGACCCCACGCCGCTGGAGAAATTCAAGATGCGCGCGCGAGGTGTCGGGCTCAACGAATCGTGACTCTGGCGCGGGTCCGATGCCTTGCTTGAATCGACTGAACTCACGCTTCCGATCTCGGTTGTAAACACGGTGCGCCTGTACGCAACCTTCGCATCGGCATCCCCTGCTGTATCCAGCGTGCGTTCCGTGTGAGATCGGTTTGCTCATGGGCAAACCCTACCGCCCTTATCCCAAAAATCAAACGTCACCGGCATTTTGATGGAGAAGATTCGTTCTACCTCGGCGGCATAATCACGGATTTCACGCTGTGCCGTGTCATCGGTTCGTAGCGATAGGAAATTCATCAGGGCGCGGGCATTGACCGTCCAATAAAACTCGGTGAACGTCCCAACGGGAAGGACAACTCGCGCAACCTCCTTGGCCACACCACGACGCAGTAGATAGTTGTACGTACCAAAGGCATGCCGAACTTGAACGTCGATAACTGCGCTCACCTCATCTGCCAGATCTGAATCAAGCGGTGTAAAGGTGTAAGCCCCCGGCTTCCCAACCTGCGCGCGGCAATAGTCCCCCTCGGGCACATAGCCATGATTTTCAATTTCGGTGTATCGGCCAGACATCTCGTTGAACGACCCAATCCTGTGACGGAACCATTCCCGCGCCACAAAAATCGGGCACTTCACATGAAACCGAAAGGAGTTGTGCTCGAAAGGTGTCCCATGTCTCTCGCGCATCAGAAAACCGATAAGGCCACGGTCAGCCTCGTTCATTTTCTCTCGCCTGTCGCCAAACGAAACGCGGGCCGCATTTACGACCGACAAATCGTCGGCCATGCAGTCATCCAACCGGACAAATCCATATTTATGAATCACTTCAGACCTCGGAATGAGCGTCAATAAACGACATAATCTTTTCTGCTGTTGTGTCGCCGTCGTAGCCGGGATCGTTCCTCAGCCACCGGACAAAGTCATACCAACGCTTCTGCTGGTCTGGGTTATCGAACACGAGCGTGTACTGAACGACGGCTTGAGGCGCAGAGCCGGGAGCCGCCACCGTGCTGCCCTGAATCGCGACCTGAACATGGTCAACGTCGTCACCGGCAACAATTTTTGCTTCGCCACCCTCATCCGTCGGCATCTCGACACGCAGTTGAACGGGATCCGGAACAGTGATCGAAGGCATGATAACCCCCGGCGAAGAACCGTCCGAGGAAAGATACGTCGCCTCTTCAAGGCTCGCCATCTCAAACTCATCCCAGCCGAGACCGTCCAGAAGTTCGACATATTGGGCTGACACAGTTTCAAGCAGGTCGTACACCATTGCTGTGTCACTGTGGCCAAGTTCCGAAACCCTGTTATCAGCCAAAGCGAAAGCGACCGCTTTTTCATTGGTGGCATCCATCGGAACCGCCGCAATTTTTGTCCACCCCAAACGGCGAGCAGCCTCGACTTGATGGTTACCAGATATAACTGTTGATGTCCCATCGCCGTTCGACTTGATGACAATCGGCTTCATCTGCCCAAACTCGCGGTACGAGGCCATGATCGCCTCGACGTTGCCACGGCGCGGATTGTTCTCTAGCGGCGTCAACGTGTCAAGTTCGACAACGAGCGATTCTAGTGACTGGTCGATCTTTTCCATGCGGCGACCCTACCACTACACCTGAGCGCGCACGTTCGCATTCAGGGTGCGCATCGCATCGATCGCCGTGCGGAGGGAGAGAAGTTTTTCTCTTTTGGCTTTGAGCAGCGCTTCGGCGATTTTGAAATCATAGTGTTGGTCCGACATCTTGTAGTCGGCCCACGATTCGCGTTCTTTGATTGACCCCTTCGCGGAGAGGTACTCTTTAGCCCACGTTGCCTTGTACAAGGCTTCCTTTTTCGCTGCTTCTTCGGCGAGGATTTCGAACGCTTCTGTATCTTCTTCTAGGTCGTCGATCAACCGCATCAGCGTTTCTTCGATTTCGACTTGACTAATAGGCTGGCTACGCCTGTTCATTACTACTCCTTAGAATGGAAGTTGGGGCCAGTTAATTTTTCCTAACGCAGAAAGATGAGATTGAGGCCAGTCGAATTTGCTTCGCTCGCGGTAAGCCCATGCGATTTCTCTCAAGATCCAAGCATCGCATTTGTCATCCGCTCCCTTGCCGTCAAACGTCAACCCAGTTTTAGCGGAGATGGCGCTAACAACTTCGGACTTGCTGGCGTTCCCGCGACCAGTGGCGAACTTAGCACGAACCGTTGGGGGCACTTCGACGACGGGGATGTCTCGCTCATGCGCAGCAACTCTCAACACGCCGCCAAGTTCACCAAGCGAGTGGGCGTGGCTGTTGCGAGCAGAGAAGGCATAGCCTTCGATCATCACGACGTCTACGAGGTGGGATGAGAGCAAGTCGACGAACACGTCCCTGAGGTCGATGAGCCGTTCGACGCCTTTAAATTTACTTGCGTGCGCAAATATTAGGTCATCGACGCAGAACCCCGTTGAAGTTAACGAAGGGTCCACGCCGAGAGGAATCATCGCTCCCAGCCGTGCTTTGCAAGTCCAAGATCGAAAGCCAACTGCGGAAAGTTGCCGATCCGAGTATGACACTCACGGCACACCGCCATGCAGTTCGCCTCGTCCAAAATCGAGCCACCCTGACTTCTGCGGACGAGTTCGTGAATGTCGACACTTCCCCGCCGCACATAAGTTGAGCGTTGATCATGTTTCGCAAAAACCGGGCACGCCTCGCAGTGTGGGCGTTCGGCGAGCATTCTCTCTACCAGTTGTCGACGCTCGACATATTGGGCTTCACGCTTCTTGCTTCGATTCCGCTTAAACCCTGTTCTCTTGAGCGGCGTGCGCTTCATGGCGCGGTAATCGAATCGAATTCCCAGCGCTGGTCAAGGACCGCCCACAGGGCTTGATCGATCGTGGTCGCCTCCATGTCGTACTCCTCCAGAAGTTCCCGGTGAGTACGAATTGCTTTGCGATAAAACTCGACGTCGTTTCCTTCCATCGCAGAACCACCCTCAATCATGCTTTCGACTTGATTGAGACGATTTTCGACGTAGAACTTGAAACGAGTGATCTTGTTCATGCGACTCGAATAGGCGGCGGCGGCGGTTTCAGCGAGACGCTTTCCGTCGCGACCCAAAGCCTCATATCGGCTAGCGTCGGACTCTGCGTCAGCCTCAAGGGATTCGATTTGCCCATTGAGATTTTCTACAAGGGCAAGCAATGCTCTTCGCCATCTGTCCCAGTTCTCCTGCTGGAGAAGCGTGTTGCGCTGCGATGGTGCCAGTTTGTTTTTCACTTCCTCGGCAACCATTTGCGCAAAAATGTCATCGGAAATCACTGCTACCTCCAAGCAGGACAAATTGTTTTGTACGCACACCAATCACAGAGTCGTGTTCGGCGTGTTTCAAACTCATGCGTTTGACATGCTTCATCAATCGCATTTTTAGTATTAGTAACGTAAGTAATGGTATCACTTACGTCGCTATCGGTGAATGGAACCTCAAACTTGGTTCCATCTTTGAGATACAACAACTGCAACGAATCTGGTGCCGGAAGGCCAAGAGCAATTGCCAGCGAACCATAAATGCGGAGTTGTAGAAACTTGTCGTCAACCCAACGTGCATGCGGTGTTTTGCCGGTCTTGTAATCGGAAATGACGACCGAGTCACCAACAGTAAATCGGTCGATAAAACCTTTCAGGGTGACGCCTGCAAGTTCACCGTTGAGTTCATATTCGATGTGTGTGGCATCGACATCTTCTGGTTGTTCAACCTTGAAAATGTTTTCGAGACACCACCATGATTTCCATCGGAACATGAGAATGTTTTCGTCACCGCTAACAAACGGATCGACCCGCTCCAGCCAGTTGCTGTGCTGCCAAGTGTAAGAAGCAAGGTTTTTTAGCGCGCCGATGACACGTTCCTCTGGGGGCATCGCGTAGAAGTATTCCAACACCTCATGAACAAAGTTGCCCATGAGGGTTGCCTCTGTCGGCTGATCTGGAATCAGATCGATCTTGCTGTACTTAAATTTTTGGGGACACTGATTGAACGTCCCCATTGAGGATGGCGACAAGTGTGGAGGTGGAGCGAGCGCTTCAGTCATCAGTCGACTCGACCCACTCCCCACCGAGTTTGATGCGGACACACTCGGCGATCAGGAAGTCAAGATCTTCTGAAGTCGCAGTGTCCAGCGTCGGCTTGGGAGCACCGTCAGAAAACTCATTCCACACGTTGCCAAGTTCGGCCTTTTGGTCGGCATCCATGCCCTTGGTGTGATCGAGGAATGTCGTCCACAGCCCGACGATCGCATCGTCAATCGGTGGCTTTGACTCTTCCTCGTCGATGGCAAGAGCCTCTTCGGAACGAGCAAGATACAAGCCGATGCCCAACTGCTGGGCGGCCTTCTTCAGTGCGTCTGACACGGCACCCTTGAATTCGTCACCGAGGTCAACGATGTCACCGTTCTTCGTACGCTTGATCTTTTGGCCGCCGAAACCATCCTTGGCAACGACCTTCTGGAACCCGACAGCGTCTTCAAACGTGAGAACGAGCCGGACGTGAGCGACGATGAAATCGGGGTCCAGCGAATCACGCTCGCATCGGATGATTTCAGACGTCCAATTATCTGGACCCATCACCTTGTTGAGACGAGTGATGACCTCACTGACGGGGATGTAGGTGAGGGGCGTGCCGCCCTTCTTGAGAACCCTTTCGACCTCCTTGGGGAAGGGTTCTGAAAACTGGTTAAGCAGGCTCACGATGCGTTGCCCTTTCTGACAATGATGCTGGTTTTGAGTTCGGATTCGCAGTAATGATCGGGGTTGATGCCGATCTCATTGAGTTTTGTGGCGCGCCAGTACGACGGTTGGACGTAATCCAACATCTTTTCGGCGATGTCTCGCGGTGATGCGACGATCTCACCGGTGTCGGGGTCGACCGATGACTGCACGATGCGATCAGCGACCGCTGATGCGATGTCCTTGTGCTGCCACTTCGTGCGGCTTGACGCCACTTTGCGTTCGATTTCGGCACCGTCGCGGAGCGTGAGCATGTCCTCGCCCATCAACGAAACCATCTTTGCTTCGAGGGCGCCATATAGATACGACATGTCTCGCTTCGCGAGATTGACTTCCAAGAACATGTCGGCGGCTTCTTCGATCGTCGGTTCCGACGACAAAAAGACGTTTAGTTGTTCGTCGAGCGCCATCAGCAACTTTCGAAGCGTGCGGACGTCGTCAATAGCAGTGGTTGTCATTAATACCTCCAAGTAGTAGGCGGAGTTTGGATTGGTTCTAGACTACGATAGCGACTCTTTTACGCTGCGGCAACCCGAGGCCGGTGAGATGCGTGAACGCACCGACCGCCGAGTCAACCTGATCGTCGTGGTTTGCGGCCTCAGGGAAGGACGACAACTCGTCGAGCCAATCCGTCAGCCACGGTGATCTTACACACCTAACATTTCCATTTGCAACCGCAGCGGCAAACGGTCGGGCGCGAGTCACTTTGTCGCCCGTGGCTCGGATGCCCTGAAAGTCGTAGCCGGGGACCACGTACCGCGCGTACTGGTCGCACAATGCCTTGCCAGACGAGCCGGGTTCCTGTTCCATCCGGATCGTCACCGCATGACCATCTTCATAGGCGGTCTGGGCCACCAACTGTTCGACTTTTTCACCTTTTACTCGCGCCTTGCGCACGTCAAGGACGTAGGCGATCCCTTGATCGAAGAGCATCAGTGTCCCAACGGTCCAGTCGGGATCGGGGTTTGACTGCGACGGTTCGGTGGCCGCCAAGTCCCAAAATCGAACGGCTCGCGCAGCGGAACTGATCTGCGGAACCTCATGGCTGTCGATCACGACAATGCTTTCCCGTTCAAAAAGCGATCCGAGCGTCGTTGACCACCAGTCGCCCTCTTCGAGTCTGCGTCGCTCAACCGGGTCCAGTGCGGTCAGAGCCTGACGATACGAGTCAGCATCGATGCCCGGGTTGTCTGTCAACTTGGACGGAACGAAAATCCGGCCGGTTTCCTTGCCTTCAACGATGAACCGTTGACGCACCCAGTTGGGGGCAGGGTTGGATGCGGCGCGCATGCGGAGCGGAACTTTTGCGAGTGGCCCGGACGCTGGACGACGGAGACGGGAGAACAGGTACCGGTAGTCGGACTCGCGGATTTCGGTAACCTCGTCCATTCCGATGAACTGGAATTCGGCACCCTTGTAGCGCAAATAGTCTTGCTGGTTGTTAAGGTAGCCGAACGAGACTCTGGCGCCAGATGGGAACATGGCCGTATAGTTATTGGCGTTCCACTTGACGTCGTCTTGGTTCGCGATCCACGACTGGAAACGGTCCATGATGGCGCCCGGGAGGGCAAGGTCAGCGTAGGTACGCCTGAACAGGATCGCACTGTATCCGGGGACATCGACATATTGAAGGGCGGCCATCAAGAGGGCTGAGGACTTGCCTCCGCCAGCCGCACCGCCAAAGAGGGCTTCGAGCGCGTAGGTCCGAAGGAAGACTTTTTGCGTCAGGGATGGTGTCTCTGGGCAGAATTCGGACATTTTGGGCTCAAGGTACTTGAGGACCTCGTTCCAATTTTTTTCTTTCATATCTGCCTCGATCGGTTGTTACTAGAATAACGTAGTGGACTGCGCTATGTTGTCACCATGCCGAGACCCAAAATGCGGTTGACCGAGAAGTTGACGCAAATGCTTCCACGCTCAAGAGTTGTCAACCTTCTAATGCTATTATTTATAGTGCTTACCAGCGTAGGTGTTGCTCTTGTCGCCCCCTCGGCGGGTTGGGGCTTGGTCGTCGCTGGCGTAACGAGCGGCATATTCGGCTTCTTGCTGGGACTTGAGTAAGTATGGCTTGGAACTCAACGGAAAATAAGTCGCTTGGCGGCAACAGCGCCAGCAAGGCGGCGAGAGTCGGAGTTGGCGCACCTATCGCGAACAACCCGAACTATGCGGGTCGAGCATACCGAGATCCGTGGGATATCGAGCGCGCCTACCGGGAGGGCATGGCGAAAGTTGTTTGGGTGTCTCGCTGCATCGATGCGATCGCCGGAAACCAAGCGCGCCTGCCAATTATTTTGCGCAAGGACAACGATCCCGAAGGTCAGATCGTAACCAAGTCGAAGGCCAAGAACTCTACGATTCTTGACATTCTCAACACGAAGTCCAATATTGGCGAAAACTCGTTCGCGTTCCGCTACCGCCTTTCCTCACAGTTGCTGATGAGCACAAGGGGCGCATTTATCGAAAAAGTTCGCGGGCGAGACGGCAGGCTGATCGGCCTCAACCTCCTTCCCCCACAACACACCGCACCAATCCCCGACCCCAGAAACTTCGTGGCCGGATACGAAGTCCTGATGCCCAACGGCGACAAAATCATTATGAAACCCGACGATGTTGTCTGGGTCCGTCGCCCACACCCGTTGGACCCCTACCTGTCGATGACCCCGATGGAGTCCGCTGGCGTAGCGATCGAAATCGAAAATCTAGCCAAACTGTACAACCGCAACTACCTGCTAAACGACGGTCGGCCCGGTGGCCTCCTCGTCCTCAAGGGCGACATTGACGAAGACGACAAAGCCGAACTTTCCAATCGGTTCCGCGGCAACCTCGGGCGCGTCGGAGGAACCACAGTCATCGCATCGGAAGACGGCGTGGACTACGTGGACACCTCGTCAAATCCGCGAGACGCCGCGTACATCCAGATGCGGCAGATCACCAAAGAGGAAATTCTCGCCTCGTTCGGTGTTCCGGAGTCAGTTATCGGCAACGCTGCCGGACGAACATTCTCCAACGCGGCAGAGGAAATCCGTGTTTTCTGGATTGAAACCATGATGCCGCACCTTGAGCCGCTCGCCCGAGCGCTCGATGAACTCGATGATGAGCACTACATCGACTTCGACACCTCGGAAGTTCCAATTCTCGTCATCTACAAGCAAGAGCGCGAACAGTTCCTGCTGAACGAACTTCAACAGGGCCTTATTAGCCCCAACGAGTACAGGAGCGCGACCGGCAAGAAAAAGGTGAAGGGTGATCTCGCGGATTCTCTGCTGATGAACCCGAACCTAACCCCGATCGCCAACACCGAGAAAGAAATGCCCAAGCCCGAAGCGCAGATGGGTGGCGGTGCTCCCGGCATGCCCGGAATGCCCCCCGGCGCCCCCGGACAAGAGCCACCCGGACCGCCAGAAGCCGGAGGGATGGGTGAAGCGCCAGCCGGACCTCAGTTTGATCCCAACACCATGCAGGGTGCTCTCGCTGCCGAGCAGGGCGCGCCGCAGGCGGCAGTTGCACCAATGCCCGAAGGCCAACTCGCAGACCCAGCCTTCCGTGACGTTGAAACCAAGTCCGTTGACAGTTCTGACTTGGAGCGATGGACGCAGATTTTGGAGCGTACTGTCGAGCGAGTGATTGAGAGGCAGCAGCGGGTTGTGGCCGAGAAGGCGTTTGGCCAAAAGTGCCGCAAGGCCTTGATTGACGGCTCGCTAGACGTCTCAATGTTTATGCCGACGGACGTGTGGGAGAAGCAGTACGACGAGGACATTCGTCCTGTGTTGATGACGATCATGCGGGATTCGCGCGGCGAAAAGTCGGCGGAGCAGACCGAGGACATGGTTGTCGCTGCGAACGCCGCTCTGGCGAGGATTAAGTCGATCATTCATGAGAGCACATTGGATTTGGAGCGGGAAATCCGTTCTTCTCTCGGAATTTCGACACCTGAGATCCGTCTGACGGTGTTCAAGGCCGCTGTGACCAGCCATTTTGCCCATCTGTTGGGCAAGAAGCCAGCCGAGATTGCTGCCGCTGAGGCTAGGCGGGCTTGGACTTTACGTAAATAGGCGATGAGTTTACGTAAATAGCGGCTTTTGCTGCCCATAGTTGCAATAGCCCCATGCTCCGGTCGTTTATGATGTACTTTGAGCAAGGAGCGTCAAGATGCCCGAAACAGAGATCGACGACATCGAATTCAAGGCGGCACCAGCAGGACAAGTATCCGTTTCCGCAAAAGGAATCGTCGAATGCTTCGTCGCCGGGATCGGCAACAAAGACAGCGTGGGCGACATCTGCGCTCCGGGAGCCTTCAACGGCAGCCTGAAGCGACGCAAGCCGCGCGTCGTTTGGGGCCACAACTGGAATGACCCCATCGGTAAAGTCCTTGAAATCTAT